ACACCAGTGCCTGCAACGCCAGTCGCTATAACATCTGATTGTGGTATTTCAGCACCAACTGCACTTGTACCTGCAATATTGGTAGATATAACATCTGTTTGTGGTGCAGAAGTACCAATCGCACCAGTTCCATCTACTCCACCATTTGGTAAATCAAATATTCTATCATGTGTGATTGATTCTGTTCCAGTTCCACCAGTAGCTTGAACACCAGTTACAACACCACCAGTTTGATAATCACCAATAGCACTTGTAGCTCCAACCTCTGTAACATCTACGTCTATTTGGTCTTGTGGTGTATAATTACCAATAGCAGTTGTTCCTGCAACTCCAGATACATCAAACCCTGCACCAAAAGCACCTATAGCAGTAGTTCCTGCAACACCTGTTTGTTCTTCTTCTATTACAAAAGATACAGTACCTACATTTCCTCTTGCATGAGTACCTATTCCAGTTTGCGACCTAGCTATTCTTGAAGCAAATATATCTTGTGTAAAACCAATTTGAATTGTTACATTTTCTGGGTCATTATTTGGTCGTGGATTAAATAATGCAGTTGCATCTGTAACATTTTTGGCAGGTGTAAGTTGTGGTTGCTTTGGGTCGTATTCTTCTGGTTCTACTCTAAGATTATCCCAAGTGGTTCTTAATTGAGTATATCTTACCTCAAAACCACTTATATCACTTATTGCTTTTGATTTTATACCAGATGCAAATTTTGCCATTATCTTAAATTAAGCCCTGTGGGTTGTAATTTTAAAGAAACACCATCGTTATCATTTTGAGAAGCCAAACTAAATGCTTCGTCATATAAAGATTTTAAAAGTTGATATTTATCTGGTGCATATTTTACAGATAATTTACTAGCTAATCCTGCACAAATACAATCAGACCATGTGTAAGGAATGTCTGAGTCTTGGTTAGATAATGTAACATCATCTAATTGTGTCATTGCCCAGTAATTTAAAACATATGTACCAATATCTGGTGTTTGCCAAACATATACTTTATAAATATTATTTGAACCTGCTTGTCTACCTTTATCTAACATATACTGATTAGGTCTACCAGTATCTGTTTTATTAGGTATTTGATTATATTCGCCTATTGTAACTCTGTTAATTATGGTATCTGTTCTTGTCGCATCAGCAGAATTATAAATAACAACATCAAGAAAATCTAAAACACCTGCAGGTAGGTCATAAGAACTTGTACCCTGTACCAGATTTAATGTATTTTGTGTAACAGTCCAATAGTTTATTCCACGATTAGCCCATTCAGAAAATAATAAATTTAAACTTCTTCTGGCAGATATGGCTTGGTCGCCAGTTCTTGTCTGAATATCAATGCCACATCTTTCAAAAGATTCTGTTATTATTTCTTCAATATTTGGTCTAAACGCAACTGTTCCTGATGTTGCCATTATTTATTCCTAATATCTTTTTGCCATTGTTAAAACAATTTGGTAAGAATCGCCTGCTCCTGCACCCGTAGTGGTAAATACTATATCACCACTTGGAGAAGTGCCTGTAAGTTTTGTATTAGGCAAACCACCAAATTCCCTATAATCAACTTCACCAATTTGACCTTCGTCAAGGTTAAGCATTATAATATCGGCACTGGCATCAGCCATAACCCTTACAGTCATTCCTTTAATAACCCATGTGCATTTCAATATTTTTACACCAGTACATGCTTTACCATTGGAATCAGTTAATAAAGATGAAACATCAACTTTAGTTACTGCCGACTCATCTCCAGTATCAACATATTGATATTGAAATGCCATAACGATTTCACGAGTATTTTCAGAAAGAATAGTGCTTGATGTAATATCAGCCATTATACCCTCCTATTAAGATGCATCTGCGGAGCTAGAAATACCCATAAATTTTAAGACAATCACAGTATCACCACCCGGGTCTCCAGATACAACAAGTTCAGTTGCTTCTGCAGTTGCGGTAGATGCGGTTGTTGTTCCACCTGACATTCCTAAAACACCATTACATGGAAAAAATCCCTTGAAGCCAACACTGTTAACTGCAACAGATATACCATCTACAAAACCATCTGTATCTGAATCTGTTCCAATGTCTTGTAAATTTACAGCATTTGATGATGCAGTTGTTACTGCTATCATTACTGCCATTGGTATAAAATTATCTGGTATACCGATTGCTGATTCTTTACCTGTTGTTGCCCCATCGGCAACTGTTATTGTTGCAGTATAGGTTTCTAATGTCATTTGATTTGTTAAAGCACCAGAATTCGCATCTTTTACAATAGTTTTAAAACCATTTTCAGAACGGACTGGTCCATTGAATGTAGTATTAGCCATTTAAATCTCCTTGTCTTGGCAAATGTCAGTCACTTTATGTAACTGTCAAGGTTCAGTTTAGAATAGAGAGGGAACAAATCCCTCCCTAGTATTAGTTGTTAGGCACCTTCTGTACCAAATAGACCTCTCCAATCGGTAAAACCGAATGAATATCTTTCACGTACTTTATAACGGACATTACCTGTCTCAAAGTCGCCTTCAACACCTCTTTTAAGAGGAGACCTTTGAAACATTTTTAATCCGTCTGGCACATCTGTCTTGATAAAGAATGCATCACTATCTGTTAATCTCCTCATGATATGATAACCTTGAGGTAAATACGAACCAGAACGGATAGCATTTATATCATTATCAGCAGTACCAACTCTTAAATCACTATTCAATATTCTTTGAGCAGTAAAGGTATAGGCAGTAGGGATAATAAGCATTTGCCCTTGTGCCGCAATTCTTAGACCTTTATCGTCTTTCATATCTGCAATTTGAATTAAAAGTGATTCTAAAGATGTTTCACTTAAATCCGCCGCAGTCGCCAAAGTATTACTCTGGTTTCCGTTTTGAGTTGGGTGTGCAGTAGATAATAAAGCTACTCCATCTCCACCTGCATAAACACCTGCACTTGTCGAATTGTTTAAGATATTTGCCGCTTTAATTTCCTTTGTAGCAGACATACTTCTAGCTAATGCCTTTGTATATCTTGAAGCGATAGAACCATATAGTCCATCTTCTTCTGCTTCTTCGGTAATTGAAAACGCCAAAGCGACTGTTTCATGTGAATATCTTGCAGTCCATTGCTGAGAAGCCGTATCATAAGAAACTGGAGCACCTTCGTTCTTTGTTGGTGCATTACTGAAACCAGTTAACAATACATCTTCTTCAAAAGCTTTGTTTGATGTGTTTGCATCAAAAACTTTTGCAAATTCTGCAGGATAACTATCGTACTCTAAGCCAAAGAGGGTATTTAAACCCGGCTCAAGCATTTTCGCAAATTGCGCTCTATTCATAGCCATTGTTTAAATCTCCTATATTCCAGCTGTTGCTTTAAGCAGATGTTCATTAATAAGAACTTCTAATTGTGCATACTGACCCATTTCATTAGCAGGTCCGTCCCACAATCCAATTATCTTACACGTTGCAGTACCTGCCGCCATAGTTCCGTTTAAACTAAAACCAGATTGACCAGTACTTGTAGAACCTGCACCTGCTACAACATCAGCATTATTACCAATATTTGTTTGGGCAGGAGTTCCTGCAGATTGTATACGATATACGATATAAGGGTCATCATATATATATGCGATTATATCAGTAGCCACAGTACCAGTAGGCCAGTATTGTGAGTATATGTAACTTCCATCACTTGCTGTGTATGACACACCTGCAAATACACCGATGTTATTAACTTCGGTTGCTGTATGTGGAGTAACTTGACCATTTGCATCAAGGATACATAAATCCCCAGTAAAAATGTTCTCTGCTAAACCACTAGCTATTGTATATTTGTTTGCTCTTGGTGCATTACCACTTGAATGACGAATTGGTATTAAACCATAGGCGCTATTAACATTTGCCATTTATTTAGTCCTTTTCATTATTAAAAGTGTTAATCTTCCATGGCAGACACTCTGCCACGACTAGATGAGCTTTTCCTATCTTGGTAGATAGTTTGCCCAGAACGACGACCTAATGAATCTAATTCACCAGAAAGTGCATCATTTTGTTCAAGTGACTTTTCTCCGTAATATGTCTTCATAGCATTATGCTTTTCTTCAGGCATTTCACAAAGAACCATTCCCTCTATTCCTATACAACCAACCCATTGTCCGTGATTAATTGTAGGAAAATGTTGCTCTTTTACTGTTTCAGATTTCCTTGGTTCCCAACCTTCTCGCATACGTTTATATACGTTATCGGGAGTTTCTTTACCCAGAATCGTGGTAGCTACCCATCGTTGTTTAAACCCCGGTCGTGCTTGTGGAGCATCCAACAATGCAGGTGGTGTCCAATTAGTTTGAGGTCTTATTTCCTCATCTCTTGCTGAACTCCGTAAATCACTTCTTCCATTCTTGTTTGACATATTATGTATCCTTCCTGCTTAAATTGTTAATTTCTTTAGCATATTTTTTGATATGCTCAGGGTCAGTTATACCTAATTCTCTTGCCATTCTTAATTGGTCCGAAGTCATTTTTACTCTATTTCCGCGATAAACCTGACCACCTGTAGTTGGTGCAACTGCTTGTCTACTTTGTCTTGGCTTTGACACAGAAACCTCTGTATTTGATATTAGCTCGGGAAAACTCTTTTGTAAACGATTATTTAACTCATTATAATATTGAGCATCATTTTTATCAAAGCCTTCTATATCTAATTGTACATCTATAGCTCTTGCCATAGCAGTTTCTTTTTCAAAACCTTTTGAATTAAACCAATTATTTTCTTTCCACCATGTCATGGCTTTTTCTGGTGCAGGGTTTGTTGCTTGTTGTTGTGCCCTACCAACATTAGGAGAGTTTGTTTCGGTTTGTACCTTATTTGCTTTTGCTTGATTTTGTAAGGCGATTGCTGTTTTTATATCAACTAATTCTTCGTTGAATTTAATTTGTTGTTCAGTATCACCTTCTTCAATGGCTTTTCCGAGTGCTCTTTTAACT